GAATACATTGATGCTCTAGAAGCTCAAATCGAAGGCCTAAAGGCTGAGATTGAGAAACAAGCTTCCGAACATCAAGCTGAACTTATCGAAGCCACCAAACAGCCTATAGAGATTCCAGAGCAACTTTCTAAGCTTGCTTCTGCAGCACAGTTTACACAAGAAGATCTAGAGCAACTCCAAAAAGTATCTCCAGCAGTTCTTCAGAAAGTTGCTTCAGCAATGGATGAACCTTGGGGCATGGGCAATGGTGTAGGTATGGCTCGTCCTAAGACTGATCCGCTTCTTGAATTCATGCTGAGCTAATAATCATGGGAAATAAATATCTAGAGAAAATTGCAATTACTAACGTAATTGGCGGATACCGCGGTGCTAAGAAGGGCGACAAGTTGGGAGGTACTGTAGCTGGTACTATTACTGGCGGTATTGGATTAGGACTTGGCGGTGCAGCAGGTAGTGTTGCTGGTCCTGTCGGAGCTGTTGTCGGTGCAGGCGTCGGCGGATATTTAGGCGGTCTTGCTGGCGGTAAGCTTTATTCAAAAATTAAGCATCGCAACGATAAAAAATAACCAAATTCCCACACTACTATTTTTCCGCATTAAAATAGGAATGTTGTGAAAGAATTTTGAGCCGAGTAGATATAGTCTTTACTCGGTTCTTTTAAAAATAGAACATATACAAGGAAATAAATATGTTAATGGAACGTAACGCAGAGATCATCCGTGGCTGGCCGTATGATGGTTCTCTAGAGCGTGTCGAGCCGATTAAGTCAGGTTCAACTCTGCAGAATGGCGACTGGATTGCCAAACAGGCAGACAACACCATCGACAAATCCGGCGCAACCGCAAGCAATGCAGTAGGCCTAGTAATCGTCGGTAATGGCGACAGTAGTTCAGCTCAGTACGCAGGTAAGGCAGTTGTTCTTTGGGGTAACTTCATTGCAAGTATCTCTAACTATGCCGCAGGCGCATATGCTCCTGGTTCACCTGTAACTGCTAAGTCTGGTCAGATCGCACTTGCGAATGGTACAACTGATCCAGTTATTGGTTTCGTACTTGACGTTGTTGCAGCAAGTTCAACGCAAACTGCTCATCTTACAATCAAAGTATCGTAATAGGAAAATAAAATGAGCGCATACACTACAGAAACCGTAAACGTACAATTCCTGAATCAATCTTTCCTAGATAAGATTGACCAAGGTCATACAAAAGAAGCTTCAGCTGCAATGTCAGCTTTCGTACGTCAGAAGCTTCGTGAAGACGGCTTTACCCGTAAGATTCTTACACCAGTTCAAATCACAGCTTCAGAGCTTGATCGCCAACTGACGGAAGAACCGACGGTTATCGTTGAAAAGGAACCTGATTCAGTAGCAGCTACTGCTCCGTTCCTTGGCCGTCCGGAAATTCGTTACTGGAAGACCCAACGTTATCCAGTTACGTTCCAAAAGATCCAATCAGCTGACTTCCGTAAGAGCAAGTTCGAACTAGCTACATACCGTACCGACATTCGTACTATCCTTCAAGAAAACAGCGTTAAGGATATTCAGGAACAAGAAGACGTTAACTTCTACAATAACATCATCTCAATTGCTACGGCAAACAGCAACGTCCATACCATCGCTGGTGGCTTTACTAAGGCTAACCTGATGGCTGGTATCAAGTTCATGCTTCTGAACAAGCTACCAGTTGGTTGTATCCTTATGACACAATCAATGTACGCAGACCTGCTGACTTTTGCAGCAACTGACGTAGGCTCACCGGCAGCATCAGCTCTGTTCCAAGGCGAAGCGACTCTTGATAACTTCTTCGGTTACAAGATCATCACCACGAACAAGGCTAACATCCTCCCGACGAACCAAGCACTTGTTTTTGCTCCTCAGAACTACCTAGGTCAGTTCTATGAGCTTCAAGCTCCTACAGTCTTCCTGAAGACTGAAGCAGACATTATCGAGTTCCACACCTATGAAGCTGTAGGCGCAGGTATCGGTAACGTAAATGGTGCAGTTGTTCTAAACTTCTAATCACCCAGCGTGGTTAGAACTTCCGAGAGGAGGTGATCCCATCTAAGACAAGCCAGGGTAAAATCCTGGCTTTTCTCATTTCTGAAAGTCTAAAAAAAGCCCAGTTGTTAGCTGGGCTTTTTATTTTACAGATCCTTGGCGAGATCCTCGTGGATGAGCTGCATCATCTGACTGGATATTGCTGATGCATTTCCCATTTCGACCATCATATCAGCCGCAAGGTCGAATCTTTCTTCCGTGTCGTACAAGATCCGCTGAGCAGCGTAGTGCCTGTCGGTGAGATGCAACTGGAATACCTCTGCCATTCTTTTCGTAGCAATAGGCATGAACTTTTCGGAAATCTTGTCTTCTACCTCTTTCGGAAAACCTGCGCCGATCATGGCCAAACGAACCTGATTAGCGGCGAACACGGCTTGAAAATCATTCAGCTCTTCAGTCGAGAGATTGTGAAGCTGAGCGTAGGTAATGCCATTGATCGTCTTCATTGGTCGTACTCCTCTTTTAGTTAGAAAGTACAGGCTGAACACAGCGGCGAAACCAGTCGAAAGCACGGCGGGTCGGTTCAGACCAGTTCTTCACAAACATACGATTTTGACGGTCAAATTCATAATACCGCCCCTCGTAAACAAAAACACCGAATCCTTGTTCTTCTTCTGCAAGCCAGCTTTGCAAATGCTGGAAGCTACGTTGACGGATCGTATTCCAGACGATTTCCGTATAACCTTCGGGAATACGCTCTTCTAGAAGATTCAAAACATGTTTCGGCGTAACCACTACAACTTCGAAACCTTTGTTTCTTTCACGAACTTGAACTTCGAGTTGCTTATTCATGGTAGTGTCCTTGAAAAATAGAATAGTTATAGATGTTTCTATTATTCTTATACCAGATTGGACTTTGAGAATTTAAAAGAAACCCGTCAGTAAGACGGGATTAGTCTGGCCCTTAAGATCTGTCAAACTTGAATATTTTGGAAAGATGCCTAATTACTCTAGTTTTTATGTACGCCTGGGTGAACTCTATTTCTTGGTCTTCATTTGCCAGATTGGCCCGTTTTACTGCAGCATCCACTTCTTTGAAAAATGGAATAAGAGTTATTAGAAAGATATTGAAGATTGGAATTAAGGAAATGATCGCAAGTCCTGCGGCCCTGGGAATTAATTTTGCTAGTGTCATTCTTTTCCACGGAGCTATTTTTATTAACACAGACGCAGTTATAAGAACTGAAACTACGTACAGTGTATATACCGCTGGTAGCATGAAATCCCCTTTGGAGTTAGCCCGTCTTACTGACCGGGCATAGACTTTAACGTCTCATCATTGCGATGGACACTACCGCCACAAATACCGATATGATTGATACAGTTACCAACCGAGAATATAGCTCTTCGTTTTGAGAAGCAACTATACCTCGGATATCGTCTTTGTCTTTCTGCTCCATGTCGAGTCTCCGGTTTACTTCTTGCTTCTTGGAGCCAGTAGTGCAATGATCGCTAGCAGAGCCAGGACCGGGAACGGATTGATACGTCTTTTCTTCGCCTCAGCTTCCATTTCACTTCTCCTTCTTTCGTTGGTCTGCCAGGAAGAACACTATCTTTGCACGAGTCTTTTCACGGTTTACGAAGTATCTAGCCTCTAGGTAATCCAGAAAATCCTCGATCAAGATACGTATAGCCTTATCACTCATACCGCTAGACAAGGCGTAGTCAATGCCTACTACGTGTTTCTTGATTACCGAATCTTTCTCACCCCACCGATCTATTGCCATACGAATGGGGAGTGGAGTACGCTTAACAATCTCGGTCATTTCACTTATTTTCATAAGAAGTCCCCAGTAGGTATATCTTTGAAATACGCAAGAACTCCGCAACTGCTTCTGTCATAATTTCTTCTTCTGTAAGCACGATTTAACCTCTGTTATTCTTACACTTCTTATACCAATCTGAACCCTGATGTATTACTTCTTGATCTCTGTTAAAATACTCTTTGTAAATTAAAGGAAACCAACATGGCAGGTAGTTTTAACAAATACCTATCTAAGACCCTCAAAATGCTTGATACGGTATCAGGCAAGAGCGCAAAGGAATGGGCAACAAAAGCTCGTGTTATGCGTGAGGCTGAGGATACGGGACTTACAGCTCTTCGTGCTAAACGCATGGCACATGTAGAAGCTGGTCGCACATTCCAGTCACGAGTAAAGGTTGGAGTTGGTGGAGCAGCAGCCATAGGTACAGGTATGTTTGGAGTTCACAAATACTTCCAGCACCAAGATCGCAAGATCATGGAAAAAATTGACAAACTGTACGGGCAGAATTACAATACTTGAATCTTTAAGAAAGGAATAGCAAATGTCTAAAGTAGTATTTAAGAATTTTTATCTGGTCAACAAGCTTCAAACGGGTCTTGTGATGAAAGCAGGTTACATCACTATTAAACAAGGTTCGTTTGCAAAGATTCTTGAATCAGATCTAGAACACCCAGATATTCTGGCTGCGGTAAATAATGGTTGGGCAGAAGTTCACTCAGAAGAACCAGACGTAAGCGAATTGGTCCAGGCTCCTCAGCTAGTAGTAGAACACGAAGGCTACCAAGGCATGACGGCAGATGAACTGAATGCGTCAAAGGCTCCGGAAAAGAAGAGCACAGCGACTTCAGAATCAATCGGCAAGAACGTTG